TATGGGCTTGGGTGGGCATCGTTTGCAACGCAGTTGCTGACCGGCTTTCTGGGGGCACCACCTGTGCGGTATGACATGGCGTTCGCCAAGAAGCTGGGGGTAACCAAGGAGTACATCGAGAAGTTTCTGTCGTGGGATGAGAACGTCAAGAAGCTTGAGGAAATCCCCCACACCTGCACCACCAAGGAACTCTTAATACATGCAGCAGCATCCAAGAAGATCATCGACATCTACCGGGCGACAGCCCATCCGGTTGTTTCCTTTTGGGAAATGTGTTCGGGGTTGTTGGAGACGGCACTTTACGGCGGCAGAGAGTTCCGGTATAAATGTCTAATCTTCCGCAAGGGCGAGATCGAATTGCCCAACGGGATGAAACTGCTTTATCCAGACTTACGACGCGAAAAAGACGAGAAGGGTAGGAGCCAGTATGTATACGGGCCAGACGCTACCAAGCTGTACGCAGGGAAGATCACGAACAACGTAACACAGGGTGTTGCGCGTATCGTCATGACTGATGGAATGCTGCGGGTATCGAAAAGGTATCCTGTGGTTGGAACAGTGCACGATGAGTTGTGGTCGCTTGCGCCAGAAGAGGAAGCCGAGACCGCCAAGAAGTGGGTTTGGGAGCAGATGACTATGGAGCCACGGTATATGCCGGGCATCCCATTGAATTCTGATGTTGGGTATCACAGACGTTACGGCCTTGCAAAAGGTTAATAAAGGAGAAGCAATTGGATAAAACCAGAAAGAAGAAGTTAGAGTTGCCACGCAAGATCAGAGTCGGTAAGAAGATGTACACCATCGACATACTGGAGACGATGTTGCAGAGCGGTGATATGGCTCGGGTGTATTACGAGCGCAACCGTATTGAAGTCGGTAAGAAGAGTGGCGTCACTGGTCGGCGCTACTCAAGAAAAGAAATGAACGATTCGTTCTGGCATGAGTTGGTACATGCCATCCTGTATGACATGGATGAGCATCGACTTAACCGCAACGAGAAGTTCGTTACCGAGTTTGCCCACCGGCTGTCCGAAGCCATTGACTCTGCGAGGTTTGAATGATTACTGAAATTTACTACGATGGAAAAATAAGAATGGAAACGTATAGGGCGGTTGCAATTAAGCCGTACCCCAACAGCACCGAGGGTGCTTTCCCATTACACGCTAAAGACTGCCCGCACAAGGGCGAGGTTTCCTGCTTCACGCAAAGCTGGTCATCCGTCTGCGGTGGGTACATGGGTCATGCAGGACTCGCGGTTATCCGTTGCCAAGAACCCTTGAGAGATACCGATGAAAAATAAAGTCGTCTGGTCGCACAGTGCCTTGAAGGATTACGAGGGCTGTGCCAAGCGTTACCAAGAGGTAAGGGTCTTGAAGAACTACCAGTTCAAAGAGACAGAGGCCACCAAGTACGGCACCGAACTTCACAAGGCAGCAGAGGACTACGTGCGGGATGGCACACCCATCCCAGAGCAGTTCGCCTTCGTCAAGGACACGCTCGATGCACTGGTTGCCAAGCCGGGCAGGAAGCTATGCGAACACCAGATGGCGCTGACCATTGACCTAACCCCATGCGGCTGGAAGGATGCGGCTGTGTGGGTCAGAGGTATCGCAGACCTTTTGATTATTGATGACGATAACCTAACCGCTTGGATTGTGGACTACAAGACAGGCAACAACAAATACCCAGACCGTGAACAGTTAAAGCTCATGGCCATGATGGTGTTTGCGCACTTCCCGCACATTCGCAAAGTGAATGCTGCGCTGTTATTCGTAGTGAAGAATGACATGGTCAAGCTGAGTATGACCGTGGACGAAGCAGAACCCGCGTGGTGGGATTACAGAGAGCGCATCGCTCGTATCGAGCAGGCTCATGCAACAGGCGTGTGGAACCCAAGACCTTCTCCACTATGCCCGTGGTGTCCTGTAACCACCTGTGCTAACCACCCAAGGAGTTGATTATGTCGCTACACAACCCAAATGATTTTTACATGACCCCTTGCAAATGTCATGTGTGCTTTAAAGAAATAACAGAGCAAGAAAACGCTGTTGAACACAGCGGGCATGGGCAGTCAGTACGATCAGAAGACCCCGGCATCAAAGAAGGGTACGTTACGATATGGATGCATCCTGAATGTGCCACGGTGTTAATGCTTCGCTTGGCAAACGACGTAATGCGAGTGAGCACTAAAGCACACCCACCGCGTGTGGTGGACTCTCTTAAAAACTTGGTTAAGCAAAGGAAAGATCATGGCAACGCGCAACTACAAAGCTGAGTACAACAACTACCACGCTCAACCAGAGCAAATTAAAAACCGTGCCGAGCGAGTCAAAGCTAGACGCATGATGGAGAAGACTGGCGCTGTTACTAAAGGTGACGGCAAAGACGTAGACCACAAGAAGCCACTGCGTTCAGGCGGCACAACCACAAAGAGCAACCTCAGAGTTCGCAGCAAGTCAGCAAACAGAAGTGATAATAAATAGGGGAAGTAAATGCAGATTGTCGATAACAAAGCGTTGCTCTTTCGCACTCGCAACCCCGATAAGTATCGGGTAATTCCTAAACACAAAGTTCTCAATAGGAGCGCAGATGGTACAGCGGAGATCGCAGTTTATTGGGGACTTGATGAAGCGCGTGTCCTCAAAAACCTTGGTGTCAAAGATGTTCCTTCGCCAATCACTAGGCGGTACAACTGGCCGGGTAAATACAAACCGATGGCGCACCAGATTGAAACGGCAGCGTTTCTCACTATGCATAAGAAAGCGTTCGTGTTTTCGGAGCCGGGCACTGGAAAGACTCTTTCGGCACTATGGGCTGCGGACTACCTGATGCAACGTGGGGATGTGCGGCGCTGTCTCATTCTGTGCCCGCTCTCCATCATGCAGTCAGCATGGCTAGGTGATTTGAACAACAGCATCATACATCGCTCTGCCGTTATCGCGCACCACGCGCAAGCTAGTCGCCGTATCGAGATGGTTCAGCAAGACTACGAGTTCGTGATTGCTAACTACGATGGCTTGAATCTGATTGCAGATGAGATTGCTAATGACGGACGCTTCGATCTAATCATTGTCGATGAAGCCAACGCATACAAGACCATGACCACCAAGCGTTGGAAGGCGCTAAAGTCTATCGTCGGACCCAACACCCACCTGTGGATGATGACGGGTACTCCCGCATCGCAGTCCCCTGCGGATGCGTACGGCTTGGCGCGTCTGGTCAACCCTGATGGTGTGCCTAAGTTCTTCACAGGCTGGCGCGATAAGGTTATGAACAAAGTCACCCAGTTTAAGTGGGTGCCCAAGGCCAGCGCAGCGGAGGATGTTCATGAAGCCTTGCAACCGGCCATACGCTACACCAAAGAGCAGTGCCTTGACTTACCACCAGTACTCACCATGACGCGAGAGGTACCACTGACACCACAGCAAGCCAAGTACTACAACCTGCTGAAGGAACGCATGATGGTGCAAGCAGCAGGTGAGACCATCACCGCTGTGAATGCTGCTGCCGGGGTATCTAAGCTCTTGCAAATATCATGCGGTGCAGCATACACAGACGACAAGGAAGTCATCGAGTTCGATGCTGCCCCACGCCTGTCGGTGCTGGAGGAAATACTGGAAGAGACCTCACGCAAGGTCATCATCTTCGCGCTGTTCCGCAGCACCATCAGCACCATACACACGCACTTGCTCAAGAGAAACATCACTGCCGAGGTCATCCACGGTGACATCACACCGCCCAAACGCGCAGACATTATTCGACGTTTCCAAACAGAGAAAGACCCACGAGTACTTGTCATGCAGCCTCAAGCAACTGCACACGGTATCACTCTGACTGCGGCGGACACGGTGGTGTTCTTCGGTCCGTTGATGTCTGTTGAACAATATATCCAGTGCATCGCACGGGCTGACCGCAAGGGGCAGAACTCAGACAAAGTGACCGTTATTCATATTCAAGGCAGTCCGATTGAGAAGCGTATGTTCAAAGCGCTGGAGGGCAAAGTCACAGATAACACTCTACTAACTGAGATGTTCAACGCTGAAATAAAAACGTGAAAGGGGGTTGCAATCAAAACCAAACCGCAGTAATCTGTCAAACGCTAGACAAAAACAATAGGAGAAGCAAATGAGTGACGAGATCATTCCGCTGGATAAGCTTGCGAAAATTTATCGCAAGATCAAGACAGAGATCGACACGCTTACGCAAGAGTACGACACCAAATTGGAAGCACTCAAAGCACAGCAAGACGAACTCCGTTTCGCAATGAAAGACCAGATGAAAGCGCTTGGCGTCAAGTCGGTCAACACCACCTTCGGTACCGTGTCATTGGTAAACAAAACCCGTTACAACACACAGGACTGGGACTCGTTCAAGAAGTTCATCATCGAGCACGATGTCGTAGACCTGTTGGAGAAACGGATTGCGCAATCCAATATGGCGCGGTTCCTTGAAGAAAATCCGGCACTTGTACCGCCCGGATTAAACGCATACACGGACTTCGAAGTTCGTGTGACTAAACCTACTAAGTGAGAATCTATATGTCCGATCTAACTGTATTCAATCCCGCACAAGTACCCGACTTCGCACGTAACAACGAACTGTCTGAAACCGCACTGGCTCTGACCGGTGGTGGCACTGGTGGTAGCGTCAAGCGCATCTCGATCAAAGGCGGCGTGTTCCGTCTGGTGTCGGGTGGTAAAGAGATTGCTGCCATCGAAGACCGTCACCTCGATGTGATTATCGTCAAGGCCGCACCCAAGGTCAGCCGTATTTTTTACGCTGGTGCATACGACAAAGATGCTGCCGCTGCTGCACCTGACTGCTGGTCTAACGATGGCGAGAAGCCTGATGCTGGTGCGAGAAACAAACAAGCGCAGACATGCCTGTCGTGCCCACAGAACCAAGCCGGTTCGGGTCAGGGTAATAGCCGCGCTTGCCGTTATCAGCAGCGTCTGGCTGTGGTGTTGGAGAATAACCCCGGTGGTGATGTCATGCAGTTGACGTTGCCAGCGACATCGGTGTTCGGTAAGGAAGACGGCGACAAGCGCCCGCTTCAGGCATTTGCGCGTCATCTAGCCTTGTCCAACCCACCGATCAACCCAGAGCAGATCGTTACCCGCATGAAGTTCGATACCAAAGCGGAGTCACCCAAGCTGTTCTTTGCTCCGATCCGTTGGTTGACCAATGACGAGTACGCCGTGGTCAAGACGCAAGCTGACAGCACAGACGCACAACGTGCAGTCGTGATGACTGTGGCGCAGACAGATGGCGTGAAATCAAACGCCGCCCCTGCTCTGCCGGGTAAAGCACCTGTCGTTGAGGCCGAAGAGGAAGCACCAGCACCCAAGGCC